CCCGACCATTATACCTAACGTGTCGTAGACACGCAGTATAACGCCGTTTTCGCAAACTCTCCGACGGAGAGATCCACGTAAGCCCACGTCTCACAGGAGACATTAAATGTCTCGCCTGATTAGTCTACCCGATCGAGTAGATATACAGGATGGTTCTTGCTCGGGATTGTTCCAGAGATCTAGATTCTCATTGAGAATCACTCCGGAACCAATCCTTTGCAAGTCCTCAAGCTCATCCATGACCTTTTCTGAGGGACTAAGTTCCTCAAGTAAAAGGCCAAGTATTCTCTTTTGGTTTAACCAAACAGAGCCATACTTCCATTGAAGTCCTTGTTCTAAGAACGAGAGTGACAATGGCTGGTGAGATGGGTCGTGGGGGTTACGATTAAGCTCCCTTACTATCTTAGAGAACTCCCTTGACACCGATCTCATCGACATCGATGTTAAGTTAGTAGCTGCTTCGATTTCATCGAAGTAGAGCGACTCTAAGTAATTGCGAAGATCTCCGATAAAATCGTTGAACTTCACAAATCCGAACGAAACGACTAAGTCGTTTAGTTTGTTCAGGGAAACAAAATCCAGATGATCTATCTTCTCTGGTACCCCGTAACTCTTCGAGTTACGCATCGTTCGTCTACATGCCCACACAGAATGCGTGGTGACATATAGATGATCTTCTAGGGTATCAGACTTGATTGAAGACTCGAGCAATTCAATTTCTCGGATTACTTCTTCGATCTTCGATCGAATTTTCGTACCGAGTTTTGAAAAGAAATCTCTTTCTTTCACAAGCTGTGACAACTTGTTGAAAGAAAGTAAATGGGTCAGCTTTAAATCAGGGGCGAGAAGAAGGCGGATCGCCCTCTTCACGGGACCCCGTACGCGGACATTGTTAGGATTCTCCGGTGGAAAACCTAACCCCCCGTACGCTGTAGGAAGGTAGGGCTCAAGCCCACATTCCCACAGTAATTTAATGCTGGATCGATAAACATGGTTGCTCCAAAGAATGTACTCGGGGATATAGAAAGACTTTCTATTAAACCTAAGTGCATTAGAAACTGCATTACCTTGGGTAACCCAAGGTGGCAGATCCTTTTCCCCTGGTAGTCTAGATACAGGCTTGCAGAAACTGCGAACTGGAATATAGTCTAACCAGGTGAAGCGACCATCTTCTTCAAATTTGAAGAAGTGTTCCGTAAAGACACCATATCGAAAGGATGTAAAATCAACAGACTTGCTGAATTCACCTCCTAACAAATGGTGAAATGCTCTATAACAGACAATTTGTCTCAAACCAAAGATTATGAGGAGATCATCCCCACATAATTCAAAGGTGTAAACTTCGTAAGGTAACTCGAATTTTTCGAGCCTTGCGTAGAAGAGGGGCATGTGAACTGGAAGAAGAGAGGGGAGAATCCTCTCTCTAAAATCGAGTTCAACTTCCTCTAATGAGGAAGTCCCCCCAATTACAACAAATTGAGAAAAATAGGCTGTTAGTGAAACCTTCAAGTAATTATCAAGGTTCAAGAGGAGCCAAGACAGCGGGTGCCCCATCAGGGTACCTTGTCTCTGAATTGTGGTATTCAACGGGGGTGGATACTCCAGTTGAACAGATGGTAAAAGATACTGAGCCGAATGACTCAGCCTTTTATCATCTTTCCATAACTCAGGCTGATGGTTCTTGACCCATAACACGAGTCCAGAAACCATCCCCTCCAGAAGAGTTCGAGGGATTTTATCCGTCGCACTCTTCTGATCTACGGAGTAGATCATAACCTTGTTATCACGAAGGGCACGATATCTCACTGGATTGGCCGCCCACTTACTAATGGGTAACCAAGCCATTTTATTGAAAACAGAGATATGGTCGCTGTCACTGAAAATTCTTTTCAGTAACGTGCGCCATACATGTCCACAATAAACTACTTCAGCAGGCATACAGGACAAGACCCTTGACTTGTATCCCTGCTCCTCAACGCATATCACTCGTGCATGGCAAAAGCCTTGCTTAACGAGTGTATACGCTCTCCCGGTAGTCTTACTAACATGCTTCTCAAGCATGTCAGCACCAATCTTAACAGCTTGAACAGAACTGGTCCCAACTTCAAGATTCTTGAGGACGGTTTGATCAAACGCTTTCCTCTTGGAAAGTATTGATCTCCAGTTTGACAAACTACTAAGATTGGCATATTCTCCTATGGATGCACCCCTGTCACGTCCCAGATTCGTTTGACGAATCTTAAGGAGCATGGCAAGCATGCCTATTGGTTCAATGCCTAAGGCAGATCCTGCCTTATCGACAATGTCCAACATGTCCATTGGTAACTTGATCCCACCTACCGTCCCAAGATTCTCCTTCATCTCTCGTATCAAAGTTCCTTTGATACCTCCGAGAGATATAGGATTATCATAAGACGCCGAGTTTGAAATCGGAACATGTATATCCTTAGGATGTACAGGTTTCCTCTCCGTGTACTGCCTCATAAAGGCAGTCGCGAAGTTCAAACCCAATTCCTTAACGTCTATTAAGGAATTAAGTGGGATATCAAGATCCTCCTTTGTTAGATCACTAAAGTGATCTATCAAAGCCTTATTTCTAGTCTTCAAACTTGAAGGGATTAATCCTCTCGAGCCTGAGGAAAAGAATAAGGCGGAGCGATTCGAAAATGAAATCTTGGCGAAACCAAGACTCGATTTTCGATACTGTCTTAGAGATGGTGGAACCAACTCAAGGCAGTAGCCGCGGAAGAATAGGAGACACTGAAGGGAAATCGTCACACCATTAATAGTGTGTCGGCGATTTCCTATCATATTAACGGGGGAATCGGGTAATATATCCTCGGATTCCAACCCGAGGAATCTAGTATACTTGTAGAGGAATTTAATTCGTGTAACGAGAAATTCCTCTCCACAAAATACATAGACTTCAAAGGACCACAAGAGAAAATCTCGTATTCCGAGAAAAGTCTCACGCCACAAGGTACTTGTGGGAGGTCCACCCCGAATGAGGTGAGGTAGCGAGATAGCTAGAGCACTAAGGAACGAATTAACGATCCTAATAATGCGGTTTATCTTCGATAAACGACGCTTATATGACCCAAGAAAATGTTGATGGAGCATATCGTTGATACGCCTCCATCGACCTCGAGTCTTCGCGAATCCTGGTAGATTGCGAAAAACGCTCGGCAGAGGAAACCATTGCTGGTGCCTAGGTGCCGGCGTGGGAACCTCCGAAAAAGTCATTAATCTAAGATTATATGATTTTTTGGACATG